TTTAAGGTTTCAACTGGATCTGGGCCTTTTAATCCATCTAAAGTTTTAGCAGCTTGTGAAAATACCCAAGCAACACCTGCAATTGCGATTGCTATTAATGGAATGGCTATAGCACCGTAAAGTAATTCTTGTGGACTAGCACCTTTAACCGCTTTCATTACAAAATAGAATGAAACTGCGAATAATGCAACGGCAGTTCCAGCGATTAACGACCATGTCATATCTGGGGCTTTATATTTGCCATCTGGTAAATATTGAAAAGCATAAGATAATCCTACGATGCCTAATGCGATTGCTCCAATAGCCAATGAACCAAATGCGATTTGTTTTATAGTAGCTCCTTTTACAGCTTTCATAATTAAAAAGAATGAAACTGAAAATAATGCAACTGCAAAACCAACCTGAAGCGACCATAATAAATCTGGCGCTTTATAAGTATCTGGCAACATTTGAAATATTAATGCAGTTCCAACAATACCTGCAGCTACGCCAAGAAATGAAAGGACAACCATGCCCATATCTTTAGGTTTTAACTCGTTGTCTTTGATTGTTTTTGCAAATAAAACAAATGCATAAGCTGAAGGAATCATAATAAGACCAATAGCTAAGGCTGTTAAAAATTGTCCAGCACCAATAACTGGCATCATAGATAATATAGCACCGGATATAACTAATGAAACTGAAATTCCAACCATAGTCAATAAAGTTGCACCCATTATAGAGAACATATTGCTAGTATCTGGTTTTGAACCTGAGAAACCGCCATAACTTGCGCTTATAAGACCTTGATTTTTTCCAAGAACGTCTGCTATTTTAACAAACACCGGAGCCACTAAAGCTATAGTTGCTGCTACTGCAAGCGCAGATAGCAACTGTAAAGGATTTAAAACTGGCATAAACATGAATATAGCCGCAGCAGAAACTAACGCAGCCGCAACACCTATGATCATTACAGCAGTTAAGCCAGTATCTTTCATAGACATTGGTTGAAATCCACCAGAGCTTTCAACTCCTTGATTTCTTCCAGAATTATTATCATTACTTCTTTTAGATTCTTTAATTTGATCTTTGATTAGGGATCTAATATCTTTTAATATAGAAGTTTGTGTAGATAATTCAGAAGCCATATCATTAGCAGCACCTTTTAAATCTACTGTTAAAACTTTATGAATATCTTGTGTCAAGATAAATTCTGCCTCTGAAACTGCACTTAATTTATCTAACGGTGAGAATAATGACTGGATTGCCTGTACTGGATTAAATTTCATTTATATCTGTTATCTTTTATATAGCTTATTCTATATATTAAAAACACCATCACTTAAGTGACGGTGTTCTCATAGTTGGCATTTTAATATTTGGTATTTTCATACCGCTCATCATTTCTGATGTTGAATCTTGCTGGCCTTTGTTTGCCTCTTGTTCTTTCTTTAAATGATCTGTAAGATCTCTGAGTAAGTAATGGTATTCATAGAATTCCATTTTCTCAAGTTCAGAAGGTTGTAAGTGTAAGTGTAAATACACATAAAACTTTGTTTTAAAGAAGTTCTCCAGCGAAATCTTGAACAATGAAAAGAGATTTGATTCCGTCGCGAAAGCTGATTGGGACCACCTCCTCGTCGTCCCCGATCTCCACTAACATGTTAGGTTGAATTCCCATCTTCATCTGTTCTGCTAATTTATAAATCAAACTGTATTTTTTGTTTGACCATCCATTCATGTCAACTTCAAATCTGAAGATGTCATTGTCAGTAAATCCTCTCCATTCTGTAACTAAATAAGGCATTATTTGTAATACAGATTGATCAACTTTACCTCCTGTTTTTTGCTTCTCTCTGATATATGCAGTCATTTTTTGCATAACACCGATCGTTGGTGGTTTCATTTCAATTGTACCAAACGATTTGGTTTCAATTAAAAATGATTTAGATTCCATATCATAGTACTTGTCTAATGTTTCTGGAATTTTGAAATACTGAAAGTATTCCTTTTTAATTTCAATTGTGTGCTTTTCACCTGTTTTATCTAAGTGATCTACTGTCAATTTAGATTCAGGTTCTGGAAATGTTAAATCTCTAATAGAAAGAATTACATAAAATCTGTCTTCTTCACAAAGATCTTTGTAAGACATTTTTTTAGTTCCTGATAAAACTCTTGTACAAGACTCTACGATATTATTTAATTTATCGTCAACGTCTAGAATATTAGTTTCGTCAATAGTTGAAAAGTGTCTGATTTCTGCAACCTTTGCTGAACGAATAGAAATTTCTGTTCCTTCTGGGTAAAACATTCCACCTGATGGTAAATTAATAACTGGAATCGGGTGATAACCTAAGTGGAAATCAGCATCCTCTGCTTTTTGTGTTGCGAATCTGTCCATCTGAACTTTACCTAAATTAACAGGTTCTTCAGCAACAGTTTCTGTAAGTGGTAACTCTTCTCTTTGTTTAACAACATTTTCATATTGTTTTTCAAGATCTAAGCTTTCATTCTCGTTGTTTTGCATTACTTTTTGGATTTAAGTTTATTAATTTTATTCTTGTCCCAAGTCTTACTCTCATCAGAGCGACTTTCTATTTCAATACGTATCAACTCTCTAATAAAGGCTGAAATGGAAATGGGTCTTTCTTCTCGTTCAATTGCGTCGTTTAATATGATGCGATTAAGAATAAAGACTTCGTCTTCACTTAAAAGCACTTGCAATTTTTTTGTTAATTTATCTTTAGACATGTAGATTATGTTGATATTATATTATATATTTAAATCAAAAAATAAGGATGGAACGTAAATATTCCATCCTTATTAATATTATTACGCTAATACTTCTTTCCAAGTATCACATCTCCAAACAACTTCTAAAGCTTCTGGTTCTGCGTCGTCATATGACAATTCAGCAGTAAATCCTAAAGCAGAAGTGATAAAACAATCTTCTAATGTAATTGTTCTGTAAATATCACCAGCTCTATTAAATTGTACTACAACGATTGTACCAACGTAGTCTTTTTTAAGACCCATAACACCCGTTTGAGGATCAAACTGTTTGTTATACCATTGTCTCATTGTTTTATACAAATATGCTTGGTTAGCATTGTTTAAGTTTAATGAAAAATTAATAGTTACGTCTAAAGAAGTTTCAGTAGGCATACCTGCGAAAGATCTTGTAGAGAACTTAAATTTTTGTGCAACCGCTTCAATTCCTTTGTATAATTCCAATCCTGAGATAGAATTTACGTGTTGAATTAACAAAGGAGCATCTGCTACTCCAGTCGGAGGCAATACAGTAACTTCGAATAAATTCTTTTGTACTGGTTCATATTGTTGACCTTTCTTTGCAGTCTGGTCTTGCGAATAGTGTGGTAAAGCCATTTTACTTTATATTATTTTTATCTTATGTTTTATATATCAATTAAGAAAAGTTTCCAGTTTTGATTTCTCCTGTGTTTAAAATAGTAGTTCTGTGAACAACAACTTCTAAACCTTTAACTGGTTCAACAAAAGTATCAATAATACCCATATTGTGGTCAATCACGTCATCTGTGTTGTTTGTTTGATCCATAATATTTTGGAAATCGTAAATACCAGTGTCAGCTTTTACAGATTGCATAAATGCGTCTGCTAAAGTTTTGATTTCTAATCTTGTTTGAGCTGTATTAAATTCAAATACGTAGTTTTTAAGGATGTTAGCCATACCGTCTTGGATATAGATTAATACCTCTCTTACGTGAGCTGAAGATAATGCAGACTTAACTGATTGTTGAGCTGTCTTATTACCTAAGATAGTTAATCCTGCGCCTCTTTGGAAGACGATTGGGTTAATACCAAATGGTTCTAAAATATCTCTGTCAGCTTTATCAAACGCATACTCTACACCTACTACATTAGCTCCTGATACAACGCCTCTTCTAGGTCCTGCAACGATTGACCATGGTAAAGCGTTGAAATATTTGTCAATAAAGTTATTAGATACGTAAGCTGCTGGCGGAACAATAGTGTCTTTACCATTTTCTCTTACTAATAAACCTGGTCCATAATAGAATGCGTAATTAGCTCCATCGTTGATAGAAGGTAAAGCATATAATGCACTTGGGTTTTTATCTAAGTTACCACCATCTTTAATGTAAGCAACATTGAATTCATTGTTGTCATTTTTGAAAGATGGATCAGTTGATTTTTTGAAATCTGAAACCATAGGAGCATTTAAAATAGCTGCTGCGTTTTGTCTTTCGTGTGCTAAGAAAGCTAATTCTTTTTTGTTTAAAATAGAACCGTCTTCGTAAGATGCGAAAGTATCTACAATATATCTAAAATCAATAACATCTTTGTCAACTAAAGCTGCGAATAAACCAGTTCCTGTTAATTGAGATAATGATCCAGCGATTGTTTTGCTAGCAACTGTAGCTTTTTCTAAAACTAATGGTTTGTAAGAAACTGTAGCTTCTTCAAATGAAGTGTTATAGAATCCAGACCAAGCTGTTGCAACTGGTTGGCTACATGTTACAGTCCATACATTTCCAGTTCTTTGTACTCTTTGTACTTTTGCCAATCTATTAGAAGCTAATGCATCTACATAGTGACCTTTTTTGATTGGGAATGCATCTGCATCTAAAGCATCGGCAAAAGTCATAGTAAATGAAGATGCTGAATTAGCATAAACATCACCTGCGTATGCAATAGCTTTAGGATTAGCATCGTTAGCTACAACATATGATAATACTTCATAATCTAAAGTTTCATCATAGATGTGACCAACTAAATCAACTTTAGTTCCATTCTCATCAGTTACTAAATCTTCGTTAACTGCACAGAATAAACCTGTTCTTCTAGCTTCTTGGTTAATACCAGCTTCGATGTATAAGTTTCTTCCTTCTAAATCTTTGAAATTTGGAATTAATGAACCAGTATATTGCGCTAACAATGTAACTTGTCTTAATGCTGAAAATTCATTTAATTTTCCTTTGATTAAACCATTTGCGTCAAAGAATTCACCATAGATTGGATCTGTATTCATATCAGCTGGGTTAAATTTACCTTTGAAAACGAATACGTCTACCATGAAATCTGAAACTAAATCAAAATCATTTAAGAATGCAGGAACATTACCTTCACCATACCATTCTCTTGCAGAAATTTCAAAAGATGTAACATCTTGAGCTTTTCTTACAATAACTGTAATAGGTTCTTGTTTGATGTTGATAAAGTTTAAAACTCTATCTTCGTCAAGATTTCCAATAGTATCTAAAACTGCTTTATCTTCTGGGAACCAGAATTTATCAATGTTAAAATAGCTAGCTAATTCGTTAGCTCCATCTAATGCCGAAATAGAATCAACAGAACCATTAGTTACTGGAGATTGAAAAGCAATAGTGTCATTTTCGTCAATGTTTGCAATATTCAAAGCTAAAATTGGACCTCTACCTAAAGCAGCTAATGCTGATCTATGAAAGAACATACCTAATTTTTCTAAATTCGTATCGATTGAACCGAAAATAGCATTGAATTCTTCAGCTGTTTGTACAAAAACTGGAGTGTTGTAAGGACCTTTTTTAGAATGTCCAACTACTAATCTGATTGTTTGAACGTTGTTGTTAGTTGTTTGAGACTTGTCAAATTCAAGTCTGTAAACACCAGAACTTTTAAAGTTCAATAATTGAGGACTAAGTGCCATAATTTTATAAGTATTTTTTTATCTTTAGACTATATATCAATGCAATATTTGCAATTTATTATTTTAATAAATCATAAATATCGTATTGCAAATCTCCCTGCGAATCTGTATCTTTAAACAGCGTTTGTTCCATATAATCGTGTAGATTTTCATCAATAACGTCTAATAATTCTTCAACAAAATCTGCATAATCTGTAGTTCCGTAGAATTCTGTTGCATTAATAGCTGTCATAATAGCGTCATCGTGACCCATTTGAGCTCCATAACTACCATTTTTTAAAGTTCCAAAAAGAGAAGCTTCATTAACAGTATCTATATCGTTAAGAAAAATTCTATTAGCTTCAATTAATTTTTTAAAATTTTGACAAAAAACAGCTTTATTATCTGCTTTTAATCTTAAACCTGCTTTTAGAGTTTTAGAATCATGTCTGTGTTTGAATCTTAAGATCATTTCATCCTCAAATTCGTTTCTTTGCGGAAAGATAGTTCTTAAATATTGTAACAAAATACTACCGTAAGTGTTATATTCAATAACCATTTTAACGTTTTCGGGATTGAACACTTCACAACCTAATGTATATAGAATTTTTGCAAAGTCTTCAATAACGTGTTCATTTGATTTAAAAACTGCAACTTGATTAAGTCTAAAAAAATCATACATTGCACCTGGATTTGAAATTTTGTCTATGTGTTTTTTGCTCATAGGTTCTACTTCAAAAATATTAATAATAGAATAATCTCCACCGTTACCTTCAGCAATATCTACAGAAAATAACCATCGTTTGTCTTCTAAAATAGTTGTATCTAAATCAAAATCAGGATTCCACATTAAATAACCATTTGTATCGATGTGAATATTTTCAAAGTCTTCTAATTCATGATGAATAAATTTCT